TTGATGTTTGTTTCAGCATATTTTTTTACTTCACGCATTAAAATCTTTTTTGGATAAACTCTTCCATTTTGATTTTTTGCTTCAGCTCGCTGTAAAACTCCAGAAACTATAACTTTACCGTTATTCTTTCTCTCGGATTCTGCAATCATTCTTGGACTTGCACTAAAGAGTATAGTATCTACGAGTAGTTGTTTCATATTATGCACCTAATTCGTGTATTTTTTTACTAATTCTGTTTATTCTTTCTGATATTTTTACCAATCGATTTCTTGATTCTCCCCATAGAGTTCTCTGATCAACTGCCATTTCTGTTTTTAATCGTGAAGCGTGTTCTACCACTTTCTCAACTTCATACATAATTCTATTTATACGTTGAATAGAATCATTTATTTTTCTATTTGTTGTTCGTGTTTCATCTTTACGAAAATCTTTATATGATGCCTCGTTCAATGCACCCATTGCCTGAACATAGGTAGATTCATAATTTCTTTTTTTAGTCTTTGGAACAAGTTTATATCCGTAAACTTCTGCAGTTTCTTTATTGTGTTCTTCAAAATCATCTTCATTAGCAGAAAACGCCTTTGGAGTTTCATATCCAGCAACCATGCCGGTTACACTCATTTCATCAAGTTCTTCATGAAACTGTTTGAATTCTTCGGACTCTTTTATTTTATGTATGAAAGTGTTTACATTCATATAATTACCTAATCACTTGATTACGAACCAATGCATATACAGTACCACTATCTACCTTAACACTACTCAATGATAGTTCATGAGCAGTTTGTGTTGTTGCTAGTGTAGCAAGTGCGACGGTTCCACCACCAGATAACGATGCAGTTCCCGTAGAACTCGCTGCTACAATAAGCCCACCAACACCAAAATTAGAGCCAGTAAATGCAGTTGTACCAGTTGTACAAGTAATTGATTTAAACCATTTTCCTGGATTACCCAATCTTTCAAAATCAGATACCGGTGAAGTAATAAAATTGTAAGGATGTATTTCGTTTATGTCTGGCATTATTTACTCCATGATAAATCGTCTATTAAACTGTAATAACGAAGAAGTGCAGAAATATGATTTTCTTCTACTTTCTTAATTGTTTTATATTCATCTAAAAGGTTTACCACTTCTGTTAATTTTATCGTTAGTGATTTATCTTTTACATTCTTAATATTTTTTGTAAATACTTTTTTTATAGCAACCGCTTCAGTTTGAATTAAAGACTTTAAGTTATTAGTGTTGCTAACATTTCCCATATATTCTCTTAACAAAGCTTTCTGTGATTCACTCAAATCACCATATTTTTTGTTAAACTTCTCAACTAAATATGAATAAGCAAGTAAACGAATTTCTTTCGGTTCGTTAGCAATAGACATATCTTCAGATATAAGTTTTTCTTTATTATTGGATGTTATATTTTCAAGTATTGTTATGCGAGATTGAGTAAATTCAATAGGATTATCAAATTCATTATTTTCAAATACTTTATAAATTGAAGCAAGCAATTTATAGTTTTGAACTTTTGTTTGAAAAAATGCATCAATATCAAAATTCTCTTTAATAGTTTTAATCAATTGATATTTTTCTTCACTCAATTTCTTTTTATTTAACCCACGTCTTGCTCTTAAAGCAGCGTCTATAAGCATAGCAGCCTTATTTTCTGATTTTAATCTTTCATCACAAAGTGTTTTATAGAACTTATATTCTTTTATAAGTTCGGTATTTTTATTAAAGTGCTTCTTTAGAATCTGTATAGCTACGGATTCATTTGAAGAAATAATATCGGACGTTATTTGACGAGTTAAAAGTTCAAATAACATCGCAGTATTTTTAAACTTTGAATGTTTTATTTTTTTCATTTTTACTTATACCTAATAAATGTACACTTCATAGAATAAATATAACAAAAATCATAATTCATCTAATAAATTATTTTCATTCAACATATTTGGTTCATTTTCTACTTTAACAGACGGTTTAAGACTTTCCGAAATGATTTTTTTAGTTTTTATTTTTATATCAGACATACTATTAATTAAATTTCCAAGATCTTTATTTTCTAAAGAAAGTGGAGAACCAGATTTATTCTCTGGTCTTATAGTTTTTGTCCTCGATAATGTTCTACCTAAGTCTTTACTACCGATTGGATCTCTTCCCATTGGATGATTATCTGTTGCATAATTTAGATTTTTAGCAGGTCTACCAGCACCTGGCCATCCACCATCTGGTGTTTCTACATCATTTATTACTCTACCACCGCCTTTAATTTGCATACTAGCAATATCGTGTGGTGTACCAAAAGATTCTTTAGTTACAGCTGGATCGTTTCCTTCACTTTCAATTTGTTTCTGACGGAAAGCGTGTTTAATATCCTCAAGAACTTCATTCTTTTCAAATTCGGCTTCATCTTCTGAAAGATTGAATATGTTTGTATAAATATATTTCATTGAGAATAACTTTTTTTCAATTAAAGAACCGGCTAAATCAACACGTTCTTTCATTAAAGCAACTTTTTCTTGTTCGTATATAATGGAAGGACCAGTTAAATTCAATTCAAAATTTACTAAATCTGCATTTTCATAACCTTGTGCATACAAATGGACAATCGCAATCTTTGTTAATTCAGAAACAACAATTCTTTGTATTCTTTCAATTGTTCTTGCAAAACGAATATCTAATGCGGCAAGTGTTGCTTTACCTTCCGCTTTTTCATCATATCCCAAAAACGGCTTTGGTACTTTAAGAGCAGCAAATAGTTTACTTTTAAGATATTCCACATCCTCAATTGCTTGATATTGTAAACCAGCGAGAGTTTCAATAGAAGTACCAGATTGTCCACCACGAACTGGTAAGTAAAAATCTTCTAATAAATTTTGCATATTGAAACGTAAATTATAATCACCAGTTTGCTCATTCATAACTGGAGTTTTCTTCATACGATTCATAATGTTTTGCATATATTGATCAACCTCAGCGGGTGGAATATTACCAATATCAACTTTGAATATACGTTTCTCAGGAGCTCTCATAATTCTATGAATTAACATAGCGTCTTCCATAAGAACTAATTGTTTATACAATTTTCTCCCACCTTCAATCATTGATTTACCATACGGAAGATAATTTGTATCACCGAGTAAACGGAAATGCGCTATTTCATAATTTTGAAATTCACCTTTTCCAAGTGGACCTTCATATATAAACTTAGTCATGTAAATATGTTCTGGATCAGTTCCTTCTTCACGTTGCATTTCATATGGAGAAAAAGGAACAACGTTAGTTATACCCAATTCGTCTTTAACATCTAAGTACAAATAAAAATCCCCATACTTAACTAAATTACGAACCCATGGCCATAAGTTATATTCTATATTCAAAACATCATAAAAAAGATTTTTAAGTATTTTACGAATATTATCATTGTCAGTTCTAATAGTTAAAACGTCACCTTGGTCATTTTTCAGAGTACTCTCATCTGCGTATATATCTAATGCAGATGAAATTATTGCATCAGTATCCATTGCTTCATAATCTGTATATAAGTCTATCTTGGTTGCTGAAAAGGAGTTGTATTGATTATAAACAGAGATAGGTGTACCACGAGTACCGTGTAATCGACCATAACGATCAATAACTTTTGAAGTATGAGGATTTCCGTCCGCTTGATAACGAGCGGTATCTACTACTTTCAATTTTTTTCCACCAACATTGCGTACAACAACATTTGTAGAAAATAATGTTTTAAGTCTATCAAATAATGATTTCGTTTCAGCCATTTAGCACCTATTGTATTTATGTTTCTTATCTATATAAATATATATTAAAAATAGTTAAACCTTATTTTATCAACCAAGTTAAATCTTCATCGCTTCCATTTACTTTCATTGACCAACCATTATCGTTTCCGTTTCCAAAACCATACATTGGCTTATGTATAGAATTTGCTTTACCAACATAATCTAAACTCATACGAGTTTGTGCCATACCTTCTTTTCGTAATTTCATAGCGGTATCTCGTACCCAAAGACCAATTGCAAAAGACATTACTAAATCGTCATTATAACCACGCTGTGCTTCTGCTTTTGCTCCATTCCAAATGAATACATATAATTCTTCAATTAACCGTCTTGAATGAACTATTGGACCCCTTTCTCTGAAATAGGTTTCTAATTTAGAAATTAAGAGTGGGCGAGTTTTCGATGACGTTGTAAAACCCGGCACCATATTTTGCTTTGATTTTAAATCGTAGCCCTTTGGTAATTGTACCGATGGATCAACGTAACCATCTTCACGATACGTATAATATAGATTTCCATAATTTCTGTCAATTATTTGTTGAATTGCTGCCCAACCAACATTTGCATTTTCAACAACAAGTAATGCGTCATTATATTCAGTTGCTATTGAAACTAATGTATTACCATAAGATTT